GTTCTCTAATTCCAGAACCTGCTTTAATTTCAATATTTGATGGGCCCTTATTAAGGAAACGTCCATTAGTATCTCTGTTTGTTTTACCAAACATTAAAGTTCTAGCTTTAATACGAGACAGTTGACGCTCAAATTGCCAATATACTTCTTGCATCCATGTTACAGACTTGTGTACTTTACCAGTACCATCAGTTGTTTCAATTCCTGCAAAATAAACTGGCTTAGTTTTCATATCAATCATTGCACCAGATGCTTTGTGTTCCATACGTAATGTAGAAACAGAGTTTCTCATTAAGTAAGGAGAAGTAAAGCTAATACCTGCACCTTCAGTAGAAAGTTCATCTTCTACGTAAGCGGATTCAATACTAAATGCATTACCTGGTACAAATTCATCTCCTGGAGCACCAGCAAGACTCTCTTCACCGCCAAATAATTCTGCTTCATATACATAAACACCACCCTCTTCAGAAGGTTCTCCTAATAGTCTATATTGATAATCATCAGGTCTGATACCACCTAGTACATGTACTTTGGTGAAAATCTTTTCTTCAAATACCAATTCTATTACACTTCTCATAGCTCCTACACCTGTATCAGTGTCTTCTACTACTACGCCATCTACTCTAGCTTCTACTAAAGGAATGTTTCTTTCATCACTACCTACTAACTTCCATACAAAATCATCGGATGTTTCCAATACTTTTTCTGGGAATTTAGATAAAGTAGTATCAAGATTCTTCATACCCGCATTTTGAAGTAAAACAGTAGTTAGCTTACTAGCCAACTGTGGTTTAGCTCCAAAAATAGAACCGATATGGTTTTTAAGAGTTAGTCCTGACCAAGACTTTCCCTTTGTCATTACAAATTTTCCAATACTCATAGTTATTATTTATTTTAATTGTTTAATTGTTTAAATATTTAATTCGTCTCCAATACCATTATATGAATTCTTATCATTCAGAAAATCAGGAGAACCTGAGTTTTCAAAATTCTTATTACTTCTTAATGCTTTTTCAAAGTTAGAAGTAACTTTACTTTCAGTTGTATTCATTAATTTAGAAAAATCTGAGAATCCTTTAGTCATCTCATAAAGATAGTAAAGTTTAGTATCAAATTCAATGGGATTTGATCTTCTTTGCTGCATTAGTTTATTTTCAGGAATACCATCTTGGTTTTTACCAACAATTCCTGTCATAGTACTATACATTCTATCTTTAATTTCTTTATTAAGTTTTACACCCTTAATAATTTCATCAGTATTATATACTGAATTTTTTAGATCATTATCAATTTTTTCTTGTGATTTGATTTGATCTTGTCTTTCTGCATCTCTTGCTTCTTGATGCTTAGCAAAGTTTACTTTTTGAGTTTCCTTTAAACTAGCAAGAGATTCTATAGCATCTTCTAAAACTGAATCGTCTCCTAAATCTACAGATTTATTTAATATTCTAGTTGCTCTCTCTTCAGACATACCTTGAGCCTTATAATCTTCTAAGATAATTTGTTTACTTAGTTCCATATTAGAACTTAGTGACTCTTCATCTACAGAATCTAAAGTATCTACAGTATTCTTGTAATTCTGGTATTCTTGTAATGATACTCCTTTCTCTAGAGCATCAAACCCTTCTTCTCCTAATTTTTCTTTTAAGTAAGATTGGCTCTGTGTACTAATTTCTTTCCTGATAACATTTGTTAAGTCCTCTTCAGACTTAATGTCATCAGTTTCAGAATTAAAAGAAGAAAGTAATCCCTTTTCAGCTAGCATAGTTGCAAAGGAAGTAAAAATCTCGGGAGAGTCACCATCTGAATCGGGATCATCTTCTTCATCATCATCTTTATCTTTCTTGCTAACTACGTTCTCTGGATCATCATCTTCTTCCTCTTGGTCATCTTCTTCAGAGCCTTCAGGTTTTTTATCATCCTCATCAGCTGGATTAGAGGCATCATCCTCTTCTCCGTCTATATCTTTTTTAATATCAAATGGGTTATCTTCTTCTAAATTTAGTTCAATACTATCTTCTTCCCCAAAGATACCCATATCAAATTCGTTCTCTTCACTCATCCCTTTATTTTTTTGTTAATACAAATATACAACTTTAATGCTGAATATTTAGTTTATAATTAAATTTATTATAAATTCCTTTTTAAAATTCATAGCTATTTCGTAACTTTGTTTTTCTTAGATACAGCTATTTTTTTGTCTTCTCTCTGCATTTTATCATTATGCATTTTCATTTTAGCTTCTAATTCCTTAATATCATTTAATTTTTGATCCCTAACTTTCTCTCTTTCTAAGTTTAATTTATCTTCTGCAATAGGATCATCTATTCCATCTTCATTACCTTCATTACTATTTTGACTAATAAATATTTTAGTTTCATTATCTCTTATATTAGTAATATCTTCTAACTCAACTTTTCTATCTTCTCTATCTTCTTTTCTTTCACTTAATGCAAAGTCTTGTTTTTGCTTTTCTTGAGCTAGTTTATTAGCTTCTTTATTTGAAGCTTCTGCTCTTTCTTGCATTTTGCTTTCTGCTTTTTCTAATTTCTTTCTCATTTCAGAAATACTAGAACTAAAATATATATCAGTAACAGTAGATAAAGATCCTCCATTTTGTAAGAAAGCTTGAGTATGTTGTTTCATAATTTGTTCTAACTCTGTAGCTTTACTAGAATTAGTTAGTACTAAACCATAATCAGCTTCAGAAAGTGAATCATCAGAAAGTTCTAACAACTTAATAGTTTGATCATCTAACATAAACTGAGCTTTCTTCTTATTATCTTTTAAAGCAATTTTAGCTGCTTCTAAAAAAGCTGTTAATACTCTAAGTTTAACATCATCGTGTTTACTAAACCAATACTCAGTAATATGAGAAGATTGGTTAACTGCTCTTTCTACTCCTCCTACTGTTTCTCTATTAGATATTTGACCTTCTCTTTGTCTTGATACACCAGCAATCTCTCCCATTTCCATCTTGATGAATTCTAGAAGGTTCATGTGTTGTTGTATATAGTTACCAGTCTCCATATCAATAGATCTACCTCCTATATTATTCATACCACCTGCAAGCTTACCAGTAGATGCACCTTTGTTACCTTCTTTAAAAGAATCAACTACAGCAATCTTATTAGTTACAGCAAAGTGCATCCATTTCTCCATTTCCCAGTTGTCTGGAATTTTAGATATATCTAATTCAAATATTTTACCATAGTTAGTAGCAATAGCTTTATTTAGTCTATCCCATATAGCATCATACATGTACTGGTAGTTTTTCATCCTATCAACTAGTGATACTGCCCTACCTTGGTTAGTATTATAAATTTCTCCAACTATACCTGGATTACAATAAGAAGGATTACTAACTTTATTATATTGTACTTTTCTAGGTTTCATTTGTATGTAAATATCTCTACCTAATTTAGTACCTTCCCACCATTCATTAATCCAAAGATCTTTTGCTTCTTCTCCTTTAGATTTATTTAGTATATATTCTTCTGATCTGAACTTATATTGTTCATCACCAAATTCATCATAGTATTTTACTTTTTTAACTTTTTTAAGTGACTTCCAATATACTCTTAATATTCTTATATTACCATTTTCATCTGTATAATCAGAACCAAAGTAATGGCCATTAAGTTCAGCTATATTAAACATGTCTTCAACTCCATTGCCACCATTATCCATTCCTACATAACCATCTCTTAATAGTACATGATTATTTTCATCATCAGAATAGTTATTAGTAGTACGCTTAGAAGCATATTCCATTATATGATCTATATCGTCAGGCTTTAATTCCTCATAAAAAGTATCTACAATTTTACCAGGACTCCAATGATCTTCTAATATAATTAAATTAGCATCTTCTATTTTATCTGATTTACTACTTCTAACACAGTGTACTTTTAAAGGGTTTAACTTAGTAAGTTCAGGTTCATCAGAAACAATATCTATTTGATATATTTCTTCTGCCATAATCAAAGCATCCTTAAATCCATTATTAAACATTCTTGGAAAGTTCTGTTCCGCAGAATAGTGTTGTAATATTTGAGTAGCTAATCTTTCTCTAATATCCTGATAATCATATTTAAGGAAATCTTCTAACTCCGCATATTTTTCTTCTAATTCTTCTTTAGAGTATTCTTTATCAAAGTACTCTAACATTTTTTCTTTAAGCTGTCCTTTTAAATCTTCTTCTTTTTTACTAATAGCATCATGATTAGTTACCAATACCTTATAATCAAACCTTCTGTTAATTTCTTCTCCTACTAATAAATCTACTTTAGCATTCATTACAGGATGATGAGGAATATTATCAGGAATATAAGAAGCTTCCATACCATGTGGATTAACTGTTGCCTTTAAATCCCTAACATCTACTATACCATTATAAAGATTTAAGTTTATAATCTTGTTTCTAAGAGTTTGTCTTACAGATTCATTATGATAAAAAGAAAACTTATCAGCTACATCAACATTTTCTTTCCTCCACTCTTTAGTTTTTTTACTATAGGATAATCTTTGTAATGGTTGTTTATTATATCTCATGTTAAAAGTTTGATTATTGCAAATATAATATTATTTATAATATTAACAAAATTATTCATTATTTTTATTAATTATCTGAATACCCTTCCATAGCTCTTTTAGTTTCTCTATCTTTTACATTAGTATAGTTTTTACTAAAGAATGGATCTTCGGATAATTGCTTTAATTTCTTATCTTTATTTTCTTTTGCTTGTTGAGTTCTTTTCTTTCTTTCCTCTCTAAGTATCATTAACATACCCATAGATGAGATCCTATCAAAGTTACCATCAGCATTCCATTTAATAGCTTCTTCTATATAACCAAAACTCCTAATCTTGTGCAGATTCCATATATTATCTTCTCCATAAGAATCTGACATCATCCATTCTGCTTGTAAATCTCTACCTAGCTTATTAATAGCTGCACTAGCATGTGTACCTTTAGCTTTGTTACCATACTGTCCAGTAAGTTTTACTAGCTCCATATCTTTTAAAATTTGAGGAGTATCACATAGTAAGTATAAACAATTCCTATTAGAGAAATGAGTAAATAAGCCTTTTAGGTTACTTTCATAGTTTGCTTCAGCATTATAAAAAAGTAATAGCTTTATAGTTATATTGTAAGCTTCTTTTATAAGTTTAGGTCTACCAGTGTATTCTGCAACTATTCTATCTGTCCAAGAGTCCATTATAAATACGGAATACAGGGAATTTCCAGTATCGGAATCTACAGGGTCAATGCCTGCTATATACCTATCTCTAAATACAATACCATTACCATTCTTTTTAGGCATTTCAAATATTTCAACAGCTCCTGTCTTATCATTAGTAGCTAAGTCATATCTTCTTAATGGAGTTATATCAGAATTAATTTTCCATTTAATATTTCCATTTGATTCTGTAATTAAATCCCCTACATAGTGGTTTGACAAGAAGTTTTCTTTGTCTACATATATATCTTCAAAATATGTCTTTAAGTCTGCTACAGGGAATACAGTACCTTCTGTACGCATGATAGCTTCTTGAGGAGTAATAGGTTCTTCAGCTTTCTTCTGTGTAATAGTAGATGAATCAGAAGAACTATATTTAACCTTAAATCTATCTGTACAAATCTCTATTAATGCTTTTATAATATCTGGCTCACCTTGATTTTCATCATAACACCTGTTTCTATTTAGATAAGCACCCCAAAAGAATCCACATTCTATCTGTGGGTTAGAGTTCCTATCATATACGTTAGGTACTCCTAATATATTATAAGCATTAGGATTATAAAATAGTTTTTCAGATCCTTCAAATGAAGCACCTTCTACTCCACCTGTTCCTCCTGCTAACATAAATCCAGATGCAACTCCTCCATCTTCCACAGCTTTTCTATTAACGTTCCAAGCTTTTTCTAAATTAGGGAATAACCCATCTTCCTCATAATGTATAAAAGGCCCTCTAATACCCCTTGCTTTATCAGGATTATCTTTTAATGATATTCCATATATAGAAGATAACAATCCTTTACGAGAGCCATACTCATCTTCGTACCCAAGTTGAATCTCCATAGATCTCTTACCATCTACTAATCTCATTCTAGATAAAGGAGTATGCTCTGCAAGCCAGTCTAATGTATCTAATACTTTACCCCATATACCTTTATCTCCAGATAAATATCCTTTTTCTGAAGCTAAGTGGAAATTAGGATTACCAGATCCAGGATAACAATATAGATTTCTAGGACTCCATGATGCTGCTTTAAAGGAATTGTGCGTAGGTATAAAATCAGTTGTTAAATATAAATTTTCTTTATTATCTACTGTGAAACATACACATTCCTCAATATAGTCTAATTTTTTAATATTAACTATTGGACTATTTTTAAATAATTTTTTATTTTTGACTTTTTCTGACTTCCTAGTTAAATTAAAAAGATTTTGATTTGATCTAATATATAATCTATACTCTTGTTTTATATTACAAATAGACCCGTTTATTTCTTTTTTACGTGGTTTTCTACCTAATCCTTTTGTACAGGCAATTCCTAAACTTCTTAAAACTTCTGCTAAATCATCTATTAATGTTTTATTTGAATTTGAAAATTCTAAATTTCCATTTAAAGATATTGAGCCATCTGTGTCCATTAATCCTTTTACTAAATCTAATCTTTGATTTATTGAAGAATGTTTATATATATCAGGAATAAATTTGCCACTAGTATTTACATTTAATTTTAAATTTATTATTTCATTTTTAATTTTATTGTGTTTGTACTTACTACCTCCTTCCCAAAGATTTTTTTGTGTAAGTAAATAATTTATAGTTGATTTATCTTTAACTAATTTATAAGAATTTCCTATTAATTTTTGAATATTATCTAAAATTTCATTATCTATACTAGCTATTTTAATACTGGAAGTATTTAATGAACCATCACCTATTAAAGCTCCTATTACGTAAGGATCTATTTTAAATTCTTTTTTAGAATATTTAACAGGTTCTAATAAATCTGGTATATAGTATTTATATAATTTGTTTCCTTTTTTATTTTTCCAATATAATCCTTTTTTAATTATCTCTTCTATACTATAAGTATATAGTTTATTTTTATTTTTAGTACCTTTATTTTTATCAAAAACAGACCACAAATGTCCTTCTGCACATCTTACTGTTCTTTTATCATTTAAAGTTAATTCATATATTATTCTATTATCTTGTTTATGAACTTGGGTTACTTTAGTAGGGTTTCCTTTTCTATCTATTAAATTATCATTTACTTTAATATCCCCATAAGTTTTAAAACCATCAGTTGTAAGAATAGGTTCACTAATAGGCCCTGGGAATCCGATTCCTCTGGTTTTTAAGAGTTTACCATGTTTACCTTTTTCTTTGGCTTCACTTACATAATGATAGAATAAGTAATCTCCTAGCCAAGGCTTAGGAAACTTTTTAACTCTATTACCTTTTTTATTACCTTTAGTTTGTTTATCTTTCTCTACTAACCAAATAGGAGAGTAATTCCAATAGAAATATAATTCTCCTGGAATCCACTCACCATCTTCTCTTACTAGTCCATATCTCCACTTGTTTACTTCTTCTCTCCAAAAGTTAGCATAATCAGATTTAGGATTACTATTTGGTATAATATTTGTGTACTTACCAGTCTTTTCAAAAAATAAAGCTTTTTCCCTAAAGAAATCCATGCCTTCAAGAATATGAGGATTAGAAAGATCTATTTCTCTTCTACCATCTTCATATTCTACTTGTTCCCCATCATCATTAGTATAAGTCATTATGGGTTTATCTTTAATAAACCCTCTAACCTCTTCAGGCTGAATTAAGTTATCAATAAACTTAACACTGGCAATGAATTCAATAATTTCATCATATACTTCTTTTGGTAAAGTCTTCTCTAACTCTTCAGTAAGAGGAGTTTGATAACTATTCATTTTATAATTCATACGGACTCGTAATTAGTGTTGCTGTTGATAGCAAAGTTTTTGATACAGAAATAGCATTTTTAAATGCAGTCTTAGTAACTTTAGAAGGATCAATAATAATACTTGTATCTAATGTAGATAAGTCTGTACCATTCTCTTCTAATTTTTTAGAAGGTATGAGGAATAAATCAGAGAATAAGCTTTGACTATATTTACTATGTAAAGACTTTAAAAATTCTCCTCCTCCAGGTAAAATACCTTCATTGAGGGCACAGTTTACAGCAAGTACTGCATCCTCTACTCTATCTCTTCTTTCTTTAGCTTCTATATTAGATTCTCCTCCTACTCTTATAGTAACAGTTTTATCTGTTAGCTTTTCTAATCTAGTTTCTAATGTATTCTTACTTACTTCATCGTTTGTTTGTCTTATAGCTTTTTCTAAAAACTTAATCTTGTTTTCAAGTTGAGGATTAGTTTCTGAAAATATAGTAACTTTATTAAAGTCAATCTTTACACTAACTTTATCTCCCCCTACATAAAAATCATCATCCTTATCTAAATTACAATAAGATACTATATCATCAATAAGAAGTCTTTTAAAGTCAGACATTCCAGGAGCTTCTATTAGTATAATTTTTTCTTGGTACTGTTTATTATATAGCCCAACTTTCTCTACAACATGGTTGTTAAAAGAGTGTGCTACAATTAGATTAGCCTTAGTCTTATTAATCTTTTTACTTAAAGTTTTAGAAAAAGAAGTTAACTTATCATTTAATAGTACAATATTTAAATCTTTATAAGTACCATCTTCTACATAAGTATTAATAGACTTATTCTTTCTTTCTATTATATAACCATTTTCCTTTTCTATGTTATCTTTAAGATTAATATCTTCTGTAATCTTAATATGATCTGAGTACTTAAATGCCTCTAATACTAAATCAACAATACTAGAATCTCCATTAGATGCTACATTAGTAATCTTTTTAATATACCCTTTCTTATCTTCTGTAATAAGTACAGAGCTTTTATTTATCTCTTCAGTTATTTCCTTTTCTAAGAAACTTAACTCTTCCCTAATATCTTTATAAGGAGTTCCTTTTTCCAACAACTCAATTCCTTTTAATATAAAAAATTGGGTAAAGAGTATAGATGTAGTTGTACCATCTCCTGCTTCATCTACAGTTTTCTGTGCTACTTCTTTTATAATATCTGTGATTATATTTTTTTGTGGGTCTCTATAACCTATAGATTTTAATACTGATACCCCATCTTTTGTTACATAATATTGACCATTATAGTTTTTAATAATTACAGTCCTGCCATCAGGGCCTAATGTAGAAGTTACAGCATTACCTATTTCTTCTATGGTTTCTTTTAATAAACAGTAATATTCTTTATCTGTTAATATTTCTTTATTATAATCCATCTTCAAACATATTAAAGGTTCTAGTTCCTTTTGATTTATTTTCCATTGTTTCTTTTTCTTTAACTACTTGGTTATATGCTTCTTTTAAGTCAGACATAAGCTTTGGTACTTTTTGTATAGCAGTTGTTATTTTAGCAATATCTATAACAGGCTTACCATTTTTATCTCTTTCTTCTAATAGCTCTTTAGTTAAAGCTAAGTAGTTTCCTACATCAGATGCAGCTTGTAAAGAATTTAAATACAGTTGTTCAATTATTGTTGTACTTAAACTAATATATAAGTCAATACTTGCTTGCACATGGCTGTCTATTTTCCAAGAGTCTTTTAGTCCTGCTTCCTTTTTTACTTCTTCTATTCTTTTGTCTTTGTCTAGTATATGTTGGAAATCAGATCTAATATCACAAAAATGAAAAATAAATAACATCTCTTTAGATGCATTTACTTTATCTTTTGTTTTATCTCTGTCTAATAGTTTTCTAAAAGTTTTAAGTCCCCAAACTTCTTCAGGGACTGTTAACTTATAATCTTTAAATTCTACTAACTTCATATTAAAATAATCGTTTTGATGCAGATGCTATAACATAAGCTTCTTCTAAGGTATATGCACCTTTCCTATTTGCAACATCTAATGCAGCTTTAATAGTCTTTAGATCTGCATCTATTTGATTTGCTTTATCTTCTTGCTCTCTCATCTTTTCAGAATGGTTTTCTTTAGCTATATCTCTTTCTTGTGTTAACTCTTCTCTTTTCATAGTAGCTTCTTCTGTATCAGGTTCTGTATCAGGTTCTGTATCAGGCATGCATTTTTCTAAATTTACTTCTTCTCCTTCTTGATTTGTATAGTCTCTTTTCCCCTCCATAATTATAATTTTTTTTTATTATTAGTCTTCTGTTCTAAAATCAATTGAGTGAATAATGTTATCTGTTACTCTAGCCACTACATAGCCATTAACTTCCATTGGTAATGCATTTAGTGTTGGAATTTTAGTTGTTACATCATTGGGATCTTGTACATACTTTGTCATCTTCTCTGGATCAAGTAATACTTTCATACCAGGTTCAATGTCATGTACTCTATCTCCTACTGCAATAACATATTGTTCTTCTGTAATGTACTCTTCTTCTAGAATAACATCTTCATCATTATCAGATGACTTGTTCATTGTAATGTAAACAAAGCTGTTTCTTGGTTTAATTGGGAACTTAGTAATTAGTTCTCTTACTTCAATCTCGCTTAAATTTTTAATCTTTTCTTCCATAATTGTTATTTAAATATAGTTTTCCTATTCTTTTATAATGGAATATCTTTTGTGTATATTCCTTTTTATTACTCCTTGTTAATCCTTCCTTATTTAATTTTTCTATTTCTTTAGCAGTAAATGCAAAAGGGCTACTTACTATCTTTAGAACCTCTTCATCTACTACATTGTTTTTTAATCCTAAACTATGTATAAATTTCTTTATTTTTTTATCTTTCATCTATTATGTTAAAGTTATAGATTAGCTTAAAATTTTTAGCATCTTGTTCAAGTACTGGAATAAATAGCTTAGATAACTTATCCTCTACTATAATTCCTTTCTTTCTAAACAATGTCATAGCATTTTGCAATGCTGGGTCTTTAATTCCTAACTCCTCTTTTATAACCATTTTAGTAGAGTAGTCAAATAATACTTTGTTTAATATTTTCTCATTTGTAACTTCTTTCTTTAGTTTATAATGTTCATATAAAAACAGTGCAAGAATATCTATTTGTTGGGTAGTTAAGTTATGAAATATCTTAGTCAAAAATAACCAATCCCTAAATAGCTTCTTTATAGTTGTATTTATATTAGCTACTTTTGTGTTTTTCATTTTCTTTTTTTTCTTGTTCTTCTTCCAGTACTGACTTTATTGCTTCTTCCAGTTCTTTATTAGTTAATAGGCCATAAGGCATAAAAGAATCTCTTTTTTTATTTCCCATCTTCCAAGAATTGTAATACTTCTGTAATAGCATTGTTTCTATGATTAGCCTTTAATGTACTGTAACCTACTATATTACTATCTTCTAGTTTAATAGTTGAGTAGATACAACTTTTAGATCCAATTGATCTGTCAATCTGTTCTTTAGATCCACAAAAGATAATCTTACTATCTCTACCTAATCTTGATAACATCATTCTAAAGTCTTCATAGTTTAAGTCTTCGTACTCATCTACAATAACTACTGAGTCAGTATATGTAATCCCTTTTGCAAAATCCACTGGAAGTATCTCGATTATCCCATCATCCATCATCCGTTCCGTCTTCTCTACTTCCTGTAGCATATTGAAGTTATGAACAATAGGTGATACATAAGGATCTAACTTCTCTTTAATATCTCCTGGTAAATAACCAATCATATTTTTAGTAATAGGTCTTGCAATTACTATCTTATTATATTCTTTTTTTCTATATGAGGATAAAGCAATTGCACAAGCTACTAAAGTCTTTCCTGATCCAAAGTCTCCATGTATAAAGTTTACATCGTAAGCATAGAATAAGGTTTTAACTTCTTTCTGTTCTTCATTTAGATTTAGTTTTAATTTAGGTTCTCCTTTCAATTTTCTCTTATTTTTGTTGATCATTATTAGTAATTTTCAAGTATTCCTCAATAGTGCTATAATGTTCTATTTCATTGATTGCAGAGCACCTCATACATAGGTCATTTCCATTATCATCTTCTTGAATATTTAAGCTTTTACAATATTTACACGCTACTACTGGAATCTTTTCAAATTCAGATTTATCTTTTTTAGGTTGTTCCATTCTTATTAATTTTAATATTTATATCAATTACTTTATTTTTTTCTACTCTAGTAAATTCAAAAGTTAATCCTTTGTCGTACATCTTGTAAGCTAGTTCATCTATTACTTCTTCAAGGTAATCCATTCCTTCTACAAAATCATCAGTCTCTTTCTTTCTCTTACTATACATACACAACTATATTATTTTCTTTTTTATACTCTGTCCATTCATCTTCAGTCATTAGATCAGGAAATCTTTCTCCATTGTTACATGATTTTTCCACATATACTTTTTTACTAGCTGGGCATCCACAGTATTCACATTCATTATCCTGCATGCATGTGTCTTTACATTTGTCAGTCCTCCAAACCACTTGTTCCTTATAATATAAAGGTAATAGG